GTGTTGGCTTCATCGCATCTTGTCTTTATGTGCATTTTTTCCAGCACTTGCGGGAAACGACCTGACAATTTAATGAGTGCCAAAAAAATGCCGACCAAAAAAGGACGACCAGACACCGAGCGCATGGCTTTTTTGCGTGGTAGGGGTCAACAAATTGGCGTATCAGTTTCAACGCTGGCTCATTGGGAGGATGACGGGGTCGATTTGACAAATGACGCAGAAGTGCGCGATCATATCTCAAAACTCGGCAGGCTTCCGAAGGGGCTGAAGCAAGACTGGATGCCGACAGACAATGCGCTCGATGAGACACCCGACATGGCGCAGCTTAAAGGCGAGTTGCTCAGGACTCAGGACGAGCGAACGGCGCGGAGACTAGCAACGCAGATCAAAGGTTTGGCAGATGCCGAAAAGCTGGAGATCCTGCAATCGAAATTTATCAGCATTGACGAATACCGACAGGCAAATGTCAAACTTGGCGCGGCATTGAAAGCAGCCGTCAACAAGTCGCAGGTCGATCTACCACCCATGCTCTTTGGACTCAATCAGCACCAAATGCAAAAGGTCATTCGAGACTACATGGATAAAATGCTCGAACGACTCAGCGACAAGAAATCAGAATTATGGTGACACTCACGGAAAAGATTGACCAAGGGCTAGACGCATTTCGCGAAGCGTGCCGACCACCACAGCGATTACTTCCCAGCGACTACGCTCACGATCGGGTGGCAATCTACGAGGGCAAATCACCGCTCTACGATAAAACGGCAACGCCATGGATGAACGAGCCGCTTGATCGCTTGGCAGATCCAGAATGCACCGAGATGATTTTGCTTGCTCCGACTGGCTCAGGGAAAACAACGATGATGGAGGCGGCATTGGCTTACATTGTGGCAGAAGACCCTGGCCCTACTCTGGTCATCGGGCAAACAAACGAAACAATTTCCGAATGGTTTGAAACCCGATTGATGCACACTTTCCGAGAAACAGCGGAAACAAAATACCTGATTCCAAGCGGAAAGCATCGGCACAAAGCGCGTAAGGATGCGGTGATTTTTTCCCACATGACGCTATTTAGCACAGGCGCGAACATGTCAGGCACGCAGGCACGATCGATGCGTAGAGTGATTGGCGATGAGATCCACGAATGGAAAGCTGGCATTGTCAGGCAAGCGGAGGCGCGATTGCACGACCGATGGAATCGGCAATTCATCTTGGTTTCACAAGGCGGCGTTATCGGTGACGACTGGCACGGCAAGTGGACGCAGACCAATCAACGGGAACGCTTTTTCAAATGCCCGAATTGCGAGCATGAGCAAACTTTTTCATGGTCAAACGTTCGTTTTGATGAGTTCGATGATGCAATCGCGGCGAGCAAAACGGCGCACATGGTTTGCGAGAATGAAGAATGCGATTTCATCATAACCGAAGATCCAGTTTTGCGGCGGTCACTTTCAACAGGGGCATATTACAAGCAAACAACGAGCGGCATGGACGGATCGCACGGGTATCGTTTCTGCATGTTGGAAAACTGGACGATTCCATTATCCCGCTTGGTATATGAGCGAATCATTGCCATGCGAGAAGTCAAACGAGGCAATCTGGAGCTGCTGAAATCATTCATTCAGAAACGATTGGCTGATTTCTGGAACGATCAAAAAGAGGATGAGCGACCAGAGCTGACTGGCGGCGGCTATGCTGTGAATGATTTTGCAGATGGCGAGCCATGGGAGGATGAGCATGTCAGGTTTATGACAATCGACCGCCAACAAGATCACTTCTGGGCATGTGTCAGGTCATGGACTAGCAACGGAGATTCTCGGATGCTGTGGTATGGAAAAATCGACACATGGGATCGGGTGAAGCAGATACAAGAGCAATACAAAGTCGAAAGTCGAAAAACCGTCATCGACTGCGGATATCAAAAAGATGAGGTTTACAAACGGTGCGCACAATATGGGTGGCTGGCATTGCGCGGCGACCAGCGAGACAACTACCCGCACCGAACGCAATCGGGAAAGATGATTCAAAAATCATACAGTCGTTTTCAAACTGTCCAAGGATCGAACGGCGCAAAAACCATGGTTTGCTTCTTCTCCAACTTGGCAATCAAGGACACCCTACACCAGCTCAGAACAGGGCAAGGCGTGAAATGGGAAATCCCAGATGATGCTGGAAGCGAATACTTGCGGCAGATCGACGCGGAGGTCAGGCGCGGAGAAGGTAAAACAGCATTATGGAAAAAGAGGCACAATGACAACCACGCGGTGGACTGCGAAGCGATGCAGGTAGTTTTAGCATCAATTCTCGGATTGATTGGCAGCCCAGAAACAGAGATCGAGGTGTGAATTTTGACACACGGCAAGAAGCATGGACACTTCCGCCGCTAGTCTTATCAAAGCGTATTATGACGCAGCACAAGACGACCCAAGCATCTTGCAATCACTTATCGCGGCGCGAACCGCTGCACTAACTGGCATGTTGTCAAAAGGGGGCGGGAATACTCTGACAAACAGTCAGAAAAATGGCATCTCTTATTCTGTGCTGGTTTCTTTACCAGAAACAACAAGGATCACGGTTATAAATACCGCAATTGCTTTTATTAAGCGCGGAATTCGCCCATCACCTAAAGCCATCGGAGGATTTCAACTATGATCGTCAATCAATTCGGAGAGCCATACAAATTTGCAAAAGGAGCGCAACGCAACACAACGGCGCGACCATGGGAGCCAGTGCAAATGCGAGACATCGGCACTTTGATTCCTTCGTGGGATCGCAAAACGCTTGTTTCAGCATCGCGCAGACTTTACACCAATGAAGGCGTTTTGATTGGAGCGATCCAGCAAAAGGCGATGTATTCGGTCGGTAGATCATGGCAAGCGCAATCGCAAGCCAAGGACACTGAATGGCAAAAGCTCGCAGAAGAAAAGATCAATGATGAATGGTATGGCGTCTGCGATGTGAAAGGCGGGATGCACGATTTCAAGACAAGCTTGTATCAAATTTCGTGCGCGATTGATCGAGACGGTGAAGCATTTATCTTGCTGACAAAAACCGATGATGACTATCCTCGCATTCAGCACATTCCGAGTCACAGAATCTCAACGCCTCAAGACTTCCGCGATGGCAAGCTGACAACTGGAGCTTATCGAGGATTGACGCTGACGGACGGCGTTATTTACAGCAAAGGATCACCCGTTGCTTTCTGCTATGTCGATGAAGATCAGAAACTGATTCAATACCTATCAGCTCGCGATTGCATCCATCTTTACGATCCGAGTTATCAAGAACAAGGGCGCGGATTGCCAGCCGCAACGCACGCCCTAAACGACCTCCGTGATGCATTGCAATCTCACGATTGGGAACGTCACGCGCAGCTAATGCTTTCCAGCATTGGACTTATCGAATACAACGACACAGGATTACCAGATCCAGATGACCCGATGAACGTGCTAAATGGCTCGCCATCATCTTGCGGCGAAAAGGGAATCATTCAGGAGTCATACCAAGGTGGACAGGTCAGATACTTTGCTGCCAAGTCAGGAGGCAAGCTGGAAACGATCAAGAACGATCGCCCTGGTGACATGTGGGAGTCATTCCAAAATCGAATCTATCGCAAGACACTTGCTGGCATGAACTGGCCATACTCGATGATTTGGCACGCCACGGGTCAAGGCACGGCAGAACGGGCTGACCTCGGACGCGCACAACGTGCAGTAGAAGATAGACAGGACTTGCTGGAATATGCAGCTAAGCGCATGGTCGGCTATGCAGTTGCCAAGTTCATGAAGCGCGGTGATTTGCCAGCAAACGATCAATGGTATCGCTGGAAATTCAGCTACCCGAAAAAGATCACCATCGACGATGGGCGAGTCAGTAAAGAATTGATCGAGATGTGGAAAGCGGGATTTTTGAATCCTAATGACGTTCTCGGCTACCTTGGCAAAACTCCCGAAGATCACATTGACGAGCGGATCAATTACCTTGTCATGCAAAAGGTCAAAGTCGCAAACGCAAACAACGCTTTGCCAGACGGCATTCAAATTGAAGATCGCGAAATGGCGATGCTAACCCCTAACGAAACAGCACAACCAGATGGCAATCAACCTGCAACCAACTGAGGAGATGGCAGCCGAAGCTAAGCGTGGTCTTGAATGGCGGCGTGAATACGGGCGAGGCGGCACCGAGATCGGAGTTGCACGCGCTCGCGACATCAGCAACCGAGCAACGCTATCTGCCGACACGATCGGGCGCATGGTTTCCTATTTCGCTCGGCATGAAGTTGATAAAAAAGCTGAAGGATTCAGTCAAGGCGAGCAAGGATACCCATCGGCAGGACGAATCGCATGGGCATTGTGGGGCGGCGATGCTGGTCAATCGTGGGCAAACTCAAAACAAAAACAACTAAAAGCAAACAATATGATCGAGATTGAAAACAAAGCAGCGAAGGTCAAACTAAACGATAGCGTCCACAAATTAAGCGTGGACGAAGTTATCGAGCAGATTGACAAGGTTTATGGTATGGCGGCAGTCGATGCGTGCTATTCCTTCGGAGAAGTCACAGCATCAGCAGATGGCGCGGTAGATACTCTCGAAATCGAGATCCACAGCGCAGGCGGCAGCGTATTTGACGGCTACCGCATTTACAACTCTATGCGCGAACTATCGGCGCGAGGAGTAAAAGTCACGGCAAAGATCAACACAATGGCGGCATCTATGGCTTCCGTTATTGCTATGGCAGCAGACCGCATTCAGATCGCAAGCAATGGTAGAATAATGATCCACGATGCAAGCGCGGGGCAGCATGGAAACGCTGAGCAACTCCGCAAGACTGCCGACATGCTGGATGAAATCAGCGATGACATTGCGGCAATTTACGCAGAACGCACGGGCAAAGATAAAGACGACATCAGAAAAATGATGCTCGCTGAAACTTGGATTAAGGCAAGTGACGCAATCGAAATGGGATTTGCAGATGAAATTTTTGACACGAAAACAAAAACGATGAGCATTCTCGATAAATTCAAACCAGACGCCGCCCTTGTCGAAAAAGTGAGCGGATTAGAAACATCGCTTGCTGATGCTGAAAATCAGATCACCGAAATGTCGGCGCAACTGGTAGAGGCTCAAAACGACCTCGCAAACGCAATCAGCGAGTTGACCGAAGCCAAAAACAGCTATTCAACATTGACCGCTGAGCATGACACAGCAAGTGAAGCTTTGATTAAAGCACAAACCGAGCGTGACGCTCTTGCTTCTGAGATCGAAGTAGTTAAAGCATCGGCAGCATCTAAAGCCGCTGAAATCCTCGCATCTGCTGGCGTTCCTCCATTGGAGAACGTGGATGACGGTTCTATAAATTCAAAAAACAAAACTCTCCAAGAGTTCAACGCGCTCACGCCTGCCGAGCGCATGAACTTCGTCAAAACTGGCGGCAAAATCATCAACTAACATAACACATGTCTAACACCCTTACTAACTTAGTAGCTGACGCTTATTCTGCACTTGATGTAGTTTCCCGTGAGCTTGTCGGATTCATTCCATCTGTAACCCGTGACGCTTCGGCTGATCGCGTTGCCGTTGGTCAAAATCTTCGTTCGTTCAAAACCGCTGCAAACACAGCAGGCAAGGACATCACCGCTGCAATGGCTTTTCCTGCAATCGCAGATCAAACCGTTGGCAACGAAAACATCACAATCACCAAGGCTCGCGCTTTCCCATTCTCTTGGAGTGCTGAGGAGCAATACGCCGTCAATCAAGGAGCTGGCACTTTGTCAGTTGCTCAGGATCAAATTGCACAAGCCATCCGCGCTGCTGTGAATGAAATCGAGAACGATCTTGCTGACGCTGCCGCACTTGGTGCATCGGGTGCAATCACTCCAAACGCAACGACTTTGTTTAGTGCAACATTGAAAGATGCTGCATTTGCCAAGAAGTTCTTGGATGATCGCGGCGCACCACTTAGCGACCGTCACATGGTTCTCAATACCACGGCTTCCGCTGCAATGCGCGGATTGACCCAGCTCAACAGCGTGGATAGTGCTGGTGACAACGGATTGCTTCGTCAAGGCGTTCTTGGCAACCTTATGGGCTTCGGCGTTCGCGAATCCGCTCAAATCGGATTGACTGCTACTGCCACAGGTGCAAACTACCTTGTTGACAACGTAGCTGGCTATGCAATTGGTGCAACTTTGATTCACGTTGACACAGGCACCGGCTCGATCCCGACCGGCTCGCTTGTGACCATCGGCGGCAATACTTATACTGTCACCACAGGAACCGCTGGAGACGGCGACCAAGACATCACAATCGCAGCTCCAGGACTTATCAAAGCAATCGCCAACAACGATGCTGTGACGGTTCTCAGCGCGCAAGATGCAAACGCTGCATTCAGCCGCAACGCAATCATCCTTGCTACTCGCTTGCCAGAAGTTCCGCTTGGTGGTAACGATCTCGCTTTGATGCGCGAAGTCGTAACTGACCCACGCAGCGGACTTAGCTTTGAGCTTGCTGTCTATCCCGGCTATCGCATGGTTCACTACGAAATCGGTGTTCTGTGGGGTGCTAAGGTTCTCAAGCCAGAGCATATCTGCTTGCTTGCTGACTAATTTTTTCAGTTGGTAGTCATAACTTCCATCCCGTCAGAAATGGCGGGGTGGTTTTTATTGATTACGTAATAACAAACCGCAACTTACAAAAGAACACTTTATGGCTATCACATCCGCTCAGACATATTACGGCACGAGCTTTACAGCAATTCCAGTTTCAACACTGACTAGAGGAAGCCTAACGGTGGGAGTAACTGCCACGCAAGAATTGTTCACTACTGCAGACATTGGTTATGCAATTAGCGCGAGACTAACCACATCAAGCACCACGGCTACGCTAGATGTCCAAACAGGTGTTTGCACTGGAAGCGCAGCATTTGTCGCAGGAGTTGCACAAGTCGAAACTGCCACAGTAGTTGCTGCGGCAGGTGCAACATCAAGTGGTAACTGCATTGTTACCGTAACAGGATCCACTTTAACGGGATCGCCGCTTGCTGTAACAATCCCGTTAACGACATCAGCGAACACCGCCACACTAGTTGCAAGCGCACTTGCATCGGGGCTAAATGCAAATGCTGCAATCGCCGCCAAATACTCGGTGGCAAGCTCAGGTGCCGATATTGTGCTGACAGTAAAAGCTGATGCGAACGGCAATTACCTAGCCAATGATGGAACGCTGAATATAGCAATCCCAAGCGGATTAGGCATCACAGCTGCATCGACAAGCACTGATACAACGGCGGGAGTTGTCAGCTCTGGAGTGCAAGTTTTAGACGGTGACGGCAAAGACTTTGAAGGCGTGACACTGCCATCTATGGCGCGGATTTACGCGCTAGAAATCAACGTCACAAGCGGCAGTGCATCGGCAACGAACGGCACTCAGGTTTTGACGCTACCTTGCAAAATCTGGAATACAAGCGGCATTACTGGCAGCATGTTGACCGCTGATCTAGTTATCACTGCTACATCAGCAGGAACAAACCTTACGATCACCGCTTTGGGCAAGTCATCGTAACGCTAAAAACTTCAATGCTTGGTCATTTTTTTGATCATGATTCACATTACAACGCATTCACTGGAAACGGTGGATGCGTTTTCTTTTGACTTGATGCGCTAGTATATGAGCGAATTAGACGACTTCATGCTTTCTCACAATGACGAAAGCGATTCAACAATGGGGACGGAAAACATGACATGCAACAGTCAAACCTTTCCAGTTGTCGTAAACATATTGGCAAAAACCGTTGATGGCGAGTATGGCGGATTAGAGCCACAGATCCGAGGAACGGTCGTTGCACAACCTGCCGATATTACAAACCCGATGGCGTTGCTTAACAAACGGGCTTCGATCAACAGCGTAGTTTACCGCATCACGGGCGTGGACGTTGGCACGATTGGAATTACCTTTACACTTGGCGACCCGAACGAAACTCGATGATCAAGATCACCATCAGCCCAGCGCAGCGTAGAAAGCTCGATGCGGAAATGAACGAGTTCGCTAAACGCGCTGGAGTTGCAGTTGGTGATACCGTTGTCATTCTTGCTCAATCATGCGCAAAGGAGCTGGCAAGGAAAGTTCAGCCATGGGGATTGAACCAAGGAACGGGTGATAGGTTTATGCAATCTATCGCAAAGCAAGTTCACAAAGCTGCAAAATATGCAGTCGGCAACGGAATAGACGGCGAGATCCAAGATGTCCACGCCAAGCTGAGAAATAAAAACGGGCAAGTTGACGTTGACGCGCCAAAACAAATCACTCCAAAGCGCGAATGGTTTATTTCTGGCAAGGTCAATTATTACATCAAGCAACAACAAGCAAAAGCAGGAAAAGCTAAAGCTGGATGGATTGCAGCAGGTGAAAATATAAGCTCGCCATTGTTGCTGACTTCAAAAAATAAGAAGCGTAAAATCAAAGGAATCAGCAAATGGATTCGTCGGCACGTTAAAGAGCCAAACGGCACAGCAAAATTCAATCGCCAACAAGGATTATCATCGAGCGTTGCGCTGACAAATAAGGTCGATTACGCATACAGCGTAAACAATACAAACAAGGGTTATGTCGCATCGTCTCTTGCCGATGGCTACAAAAGAAGCGTAACGGTTTTACGCAAAAGGATTAAAGAACTATCATGAAAACACAATTACTTAAGGAACGAATCGTTGACATTCTCAATGCTGAAATTACAGAGATTGAAAGCTACGATGCAGAGCAATTTGGATTTGTCGAATTGCCTAACATTAGCGTCAAAATGCAATCATGCGAGCGCATGACGAAGGCGATGACGAAGGCATTTACGTCTCAAGTGGAAATCACTTTGCGAGCGCACAGCGGCGATTCTTTATCGGTCGATCAGATAAACGAAGTGACAAATGACATTGAGGCATTGCTGAGCGATAATTTCAAAGATCAGATCAATGCTGGCATCAACAATCTTTGCGTTGACTACTTCGCGCATAACGGCGGAATCCCAGAGTGGGAGGATAATACATTGCAATGCCGATTTGATTGCGAGGTGATTTTTCAGATAATTTGACACAATCCAAAAAGTATCATGGCAACTTTACTTGGCGCAACGAACGGCGTATTTGGAATCGCAAATGCGCAAACAGGATTTCTTCTTGATTCGACATCATGGGCATATTCCGATGACGTGAAAATGGTCAAGAACATCAGCGGTGACGACACAGGGGAAGCGCATTACAATGAGCGCGTAGAGATCCAGCTTAGCGGATTCTTGCCAGCAACGAGCGCATTTGCAGGAACGCTCGCTAGCTCCATCGCTCTTGCAACAGTGCCGACTGATCACCTTATCGGCAGCATCAGCGCGGGGATGACGATCATCCAAACGATCACTCGCAACAACAGCGCGGAGGATTACCAGCGCATCGAGCTAACCGCCAAGTATAGTCCAACAATCGTTTCAGCGTAACATAAATTTACAACTAGAAAATGAATAACTTCCTTGGAAAAAAAGGAGAGTCGTTGTCTCACTTAACAATGCAGACGACAAATCCTCAGATTGCAGCGACGATCATTGCAATTGACGTTCCGCTTCTCAAATCCGCGCCGATGAAAAACTTTGTCGGTGACGGGTTGAAGGCTCCGCGCATTACTTGGCATTTCGCAGGTGCATCGCCAACAGGCAATACGGCGAGCATGGTAATTGATGCGTGGTATAACGATGCGTGGTTACAAGCTAACCCAACGCACACAGTCGCAAAAATCAAAAGAGCATTTGAGGCGATGAAGGCACTTGCTCAGCAAGCTAAAGGCAGGGATGTTTATGTCGATCGCTGCATGTTTTCTGATACGATTTGCACCGCATCCACGCCTCAAGCGGCGACCATGATTGCGCTTGGTCATCCATGCTTCGGCTACACGTTGCACGCTGGATCTTACTTCTGGCACTTCAACCGCACGGCAGATGCTGACATGGCACTCTGGGAGGATAAGTTGATCCACGAGAAGTTGCCCAGCGAGGATTTAAGCTACATCAAGACGGCGTTGCTCAACTGGCGGCAGCTACTGGCTGACATTAAGACCCCAACGCACACAGCGGTGCAGCACGGGCGAAGAACGGCTTATGTAGGGCGCGACGATGACGCTAAAGCACAATCACAAATCGAAAAACTACTTTACAGAAAATGAACAATACACCAATCGTAAAAGACCATCAGTTGCGACCACTCACAAAGTTCGCATGGGATCGCATTCGCAAATTTTTTCCATCAGAAAAATCGAGAGGAAAGGAAAGTTCATTCTTGGCAATCTTCGGTTACGCCGCGCTTGCATCACTTGATGAAAAGGAAACGATCAGAGCATACAACGACGACGATGCTTTTTTCGACGCTATGGCAAAGGTCGGCATGAGTTACACCGAAGATGATGAAACGATCGTTGGTCAATACGTGCAAGGAGTCATCAACCGATGGGAGGCGGCACAGGTCGAAGTTGAGCAAACGGGAAAGCGGGAATTGTAAGAGCTGATCCTCCCGATGATGATGACTATGTGGTCGATTTGATTGCGAGCGAATATGGGTGGTCAAGAAATGAAATCAGGCAACTACCAATGGACGAAGAAGCGCGGATCATTCATGCAATCCTTTTCAGAAAAGGCGCACGGGTTTTCCGCAAGAATATCACAACTGAAAAGATTACAAAGTCACTTGCTGACAGGCTCACAGAAATCAACGAGCAAGCGCAAATTGACATAGATTCAGAAATGGAAGGTATATTATGGCATTCACCGTAGACATCAAAGGCAACGCATCGCACTTGGACAAAACGCTCAAAGGCGTTAAAACATCGCTTGGAAGCATCGGGAGCGTTGCTGGAAGTGTTACCACAGCACTTGCTGGAATGGGCGCGGCTGGAGCGGCAGCACTTGGCGCATTTGCTATTTCATCGAGCCAAAAAGCAAGCGCGATTGAGTCTTTGACGATGCAGTTTGAAACGCTACTTGGCAGCGCGGAAAATGCAGGAAATCGCATTGCAGAAATCACAAAGTTTGCGGCATCAACTCCATTTGAGATTTCAGAGCTAGCAGCCACCAGCAAGCTACTTCAAACGCTTGGCGGCGACTTACTAGCAACGGGTGACGGCTTGCGTATGGTTGGCGATGCTGCCGCTATTTCTGGTCAACCAATTGCAGAAGTTGGCTTGCATATCGGACGGGTGTTTAACGCCATCACAAGCGGCACAAGCGCAGGGGAAAGCATCGCGCGATTGCAAGAGCTTGGATTGATGACGGGCAAGGTAAAGCTAGAATTTGAAGCATTGGCAGCGGCTCAGAAAAAAGGCAAAGCACCAATCTTAAGCCAAGGCGAAGCGATGGCAAAACTGCAAGACGTTTTCAAAGCAACAAGCGGCGCCATGGAGAGATTAGCTAGCACGACCGAGGGCAAGCTTTCCAACATGAAAGATAATTTTGACCAGTTGCAAGTTGCATTCGGAACTGGATTCAACAACGGATTGCGTGACGCTCTCGATGCCACAAACAATTTCTTGCCGCAGCTACAGGCGAAATTCACCGAAGCTGGCGAGATCGTCGGCAGTGCAATTTCAGACGCGGTGGCAGGAGACTATGAACGCTTTGGATTGATCGGCGGTGTGATTGGCGAGGCGTTGCTTGCTGGATTCAAAGCGGCATGGTTTAAGGGCGTTGATGAGCTTTTTCTTGATCAATTTAGAAACATGAAAATTGAGGATCAAATCCCGATTGCGAGAATCCTACCGAATGACGCATTGAATGAAATTAACAATACACTTCGCGGCAGGACTACGGATTTGATAGGTGAAAACCCAGCAGGTTTAGCTGAATATATTCAAACATCACTACAAGAAAGCGAAGCACCAAAACTCTTACTACAACTGCAAGAGCTTAACCGCACGGGGAAATCACAGCTTGAAAAACTGGAAAAACTGAAACAATTTCAAAACGCTAAATTCACAAACTAATGGCAGCAACAATTATCGGCTTAAATTCAAGCAGCATTAGACCACAGCCAGGGTTTTCCGTTCAGCAGAGCGAAAACGGCGGATGGACAGGGACGCACACGGTCATCGTAACCCGTGATGGATTTGATAACGCGACAATCATTGCGAAGTTTGCCAATGGTCAATTGCTCACGGGCATTGATCCAGACATTCCAGCGTTGTTTGGCTTCCTGCGGGTTGTCGATACAAAAGTCGTTGCCGATGAAGGCGATTTGATTACGCTGGAAGTTACTGCATCGGGGAGCAGCACATCGCAATTTGAAGCAGGTGGAGAAGGTGGACTAGGTGCAGGCGCATTGCCAAAATACTTGTTGTCAGGCGAATTACGCGACCGACCATTTTCCGAGCATGAAAAATGGAAAGCCATGACTCAGCAATCTAAAACATTGCTTGGATTGCTTCTTAATGGCGGTCTTGAATATGTCCCCGAATATGAAGATATCGGTGGATCACTTGGCAACAAAAACGTGAATGGATTATTCTGGCTTCCTTCAACTTTGCAGTTTGAAGATACCGAGCTTGATGCTTTGGAGTTTGCCAAGCTGATTGCACAAGGTCAAACAACCTACGAAGCCGCAGCATATACTTGGACAGAATCGACCGAGGGAACGGCAGAGCTGCAATCGTCAGACTTGAACGATCTTTCTAAAATCTCAACACCGAGGGGCAGCCCGCCAACTTCATCGGGGACGCGCAATTGGAGGTTGACGAGCGTTAGCCAAGATCAAGAGGGCAAGCTTTACCGCACGACCTTAACTTGGACGCTATCAGACGTTGGAGGATATAACGAATTTTTGTATGATTAGAAACGGAGATTTACCAATACAACTGCCGCCATTGGTCAGGGCTGGAGACGAGATTTCGGCACGCCTATTCAACCAGTTGATCATGGCGATGAAGCGGCTTAGTGACAGGACCCCCGTGGAATCAAATAACGGCAAAGGCAGCAAAGGATCATCCGCGCCATTCATGCCGATTCTCAAAGCTGAAAAAGGGGAAGGTGGATTCACTTACAAAATTGCACTTTCGAAAGGCTACGTTGTCGAACGCAGAATACCCGATGGGCAAGCTTTGATTTATCATTTTCCGACAGGCTTAGTCGATGATGACGACAACCCGATTTATCAAGCAATCAGCGATGGGCAAGCGATTTACATACAAGTCCAAGTGCAAGAGGATGGCACTATCGAAGAAGAACCAGTTGTTTTAGTTGCCGAGGATGAACTAGAAGGCGAGCATTTCCGCCCCGAGGTTTTCGATTTTGGCGGCAACGCTGGAACGCACAATTACAAGATTGCTAAGCTTGAAATGCAAAATGGAAAGCCAAAGCTTAAACTCTTTGGGGCTGGGGATAACGTCGATCACTACGATGAGCGAGTGGGCATGATTAACATCAAGGTCGAAGAAGCACCAGACGCGGATATTTACAATGTAGGCAAAACTTATGAAACTGGAGATGACAAAATACATTTCCGCACATTGCAGCAGCTTGATGATGATGGGGAGCCAATAATAAAAGCTAAGGAGGTAGGTGTTCCAGAATTAGACAGCATTCAATTTCGCAGAATCAAAGACAAAGGAAGTGATGCTCAAGTTCACGTCAAGGATTCTGGAGATGCAATCATGATTGAGGGCAACGGTTATCCATCATCTGTGACAAATGCGCACAAAATTTCAATGACAGTTGAAGATGGTTTAGTTACAGACCTTCAACAAATTGACGCTGAAGGATGGTGGGGAACTATTGGGTTCAGTTTTCTTTCTTCGGAATCATATGTTACAGCGGCTTTAGTGTTTGAGGATGGAATGCTTAAAACAGTTGAGGTTAATGCTACAAACATTGAAGGCACAGAAGGAACACCAGGAGTTGCAAACATCAACTTCTCAGTTTAATTCCTCGCCAACAAATAAATTGACATGACAAAAATTATGTTGACACAAGGCGTATCAACTACACAAAAGCGCAAAGAACATGGCTACCACAGCAATCTATAATTTCCCCGATATAATGCAGGGCGACACGCTCAGAGCGCAGTCGTTTCGGGCTACAATCAACGGTGCAGCACCTAGCAGCACGCTTGCTAGTGTCGAAATCGACTTCCGCGCCAATCAGCCAGCTAACTGCCAAACAGCGTTACAATTGACAAACGGCAACGGGATCACAATTACAAACGCGGCATTGTGGGAGTTCAGAATCGACCGCATCGCAGAGCTTGATTTGGAGCCAGCATACTACGTTTTTTCAATCCGAACCATCGCCACAGATGGCACTCGCCGCAACTACATTAAAGGCGGGATGAACGTCACTTTACCAACAACCAGAGATTGATCTATGCCTGACGAAGTAATTTTAGACGTAACAACGATTGAGGAAAATGTCACAGTCGAAACCACTGCGGGTGACGTGGTGGAGATACAAGTCGTTGCTCCAATTGGACCAGCAGGTCCGAACAGCGTGACCAGCGCAACGACTAGTGACGGCACGGCGAACCTGTCTATCTCCAATGTCACCACGGCGACAGCCACAGTATCAAGTTTGCTCACCGCTAATCACATTCACGGCAACATTGCAGGAACTCTTTACACGCACGTTCGCACAGGCGAGGCAGTGAGTAAAGGTGATCCAGTTTATGTGTCAGGATTCCACAATGGAACAAGTCAAGCGATTGTAATGCGTGCAGATGCGAGTGACGCAGGGAAGATGCCAGCAATCGGCGTGATGGACGCAGATTATTTAGTGAACGTCTCAAGCGCGAATTGCGTTATTGCTGGAACTATTACAAGTGTCGATACGGATGACTTTAGCGTAAACAGCCCAGTCTATGTTGGCAATGGTGGAGGATTCTCCGAAACCATTGGAACCATTCCACAGCAAGTTGGAATTGTCGAAAGGTCAAATACGAACAATGGGGCATTTGTTGTAACTAACAACAAGGTAATTTCGAGTGCAGACATTTCAGACTTTGCATCTGCGGTAGAGGCAATCGCACCTAACGCAGTAACCAGCGCAACGACTAGTGACGGCACGGCAAATTTAGACGTTGAATCAATTACAGGACTTTACAGTAACGGGGATGTTTTTACTGCCACATCAGGGACAGGCACGGCGGTTTCTGGCTCAAGCGATAGCGGAGTTGGTGCGCAATTTTATTCGCAAAACAATTACGGCGCAATCATTGGCTCAGCGGGAGGCAATTCGCTGAAACTCACATCAGTCAGCGGTGACTACTACATTGAGTGCGAGAACAATTTCACAACGATAGAAGCTGCCATTGAGCGAGTTCGTGGGTGGTTCGTTTGGTTCTATAACACATTTACTGGGCGTCTCAAAACAGCAGACATTACAGCCAATCGAGATTGGACTTTACCAGACGCAAGCGGCACGTTGGCTCTCACATCGCAGTTGCCAACTCTAGGCGCAAACGTAGCAACATTTTTGGAAACGCCAACCAGCGCGAATCTTGCCGCAGCAGTGACAGACGAGACAGGCAGCGGCGCATTGGTTTTTGGCACATCTCCAACAATCGACGCGCCAACGATCAGCGGCAGCGCAGCATTCACTTCGACGACACGCCCGACATCGGCAGGCACTGGAACGCCATTAAGTTCTTCGATTCTTAGTTATAGCGATTTTACAAACTACATCCAACAAAGGGTCAATACTGCAATTCTGATACCAACTTTTGCCACATCCAGAACATCCTCGGGAGGATCACTTGTTCAAAGCAGAGGATATTCAGAATTAACATTATTAGTCACAAACTCAGCAGCCATCAATTTGCAGTTTGACTCTTGTGTATTGCTTCAAACTACTAGCGCATCTCTAAGTTTTGATAAAAGAATGATATTCTGTATAAATATATTTGAAGAATCACTTGCAACTAATAACCAACTATTTATTCAACTGGGGAGAAACAACTTTCCAGCAACCTTTAGCCAATTATCCGAAAAAGGTATTGGGTTTGGAATGAGTGGATCATCACTTACTCCATTTGTTCACAATGGCTCAGTTTTAACAAGTGGAAGTGCAGTTACTAAAGGCACTTACTCCAAGATAATCATGGATTTTATTCCCGCTTCTGGATTGTATCTTTACGGGTTAAACAACTCGACAATGGCAATTGATTTGCTTTCAAGCGTAACAACTAATTTACCAAGTGGGCTTGAAAATAGAGCTAAAGGAGGGTTAGAAATCATGCATTTTAACAACGGCACAGGAGCGGCTGGAAAAGTTACCTTTTCAAATCCTCAATTCAGTTTCTTATAATAAATCACCATGCTCACACCTAAAACACAACTCGAAAAAGACCTAGCGGAAAAAGACGCTGGCATCATCCGTGCGGCTACGGCTTTGCACTACGCTGGAACCGTTATTGCAGCGGAGAACGCACAGTTCTGGTCTTTGCCGCAAGATCGTTTGCTTGCCATTCTCAATGACAACGTAGAGCGCACTTTGGCAATGTTCGCAGCCAATAGCGCAGCGGCTAACGCAATCAATTCGTTGCTTGACAAGATCGGCAACAAAGAATTGAGTCACCGCGCTCCAACTACCATGCCAGCAAACTGGGTTTTTGAAAACGGAGCATTTGCATACGCTGAACCACAGCCTGAGCCACAACCTGAAGCATGAATGACGCAACTTTTACAATACCAATCGGGTGGGCTTTGACAGGTTTCCTTTCACTCTGCGGCATTGTTGGCGCATTGGGAAAGCTGATTTACTCATTGCTCATGTATCGCATTCAGGCACTTGAAAAGGACGTTACACGGCTGAGTGGCGGATGCGGGGCGCACGGGTGCTTTTGGAGGAAAATTCAATCACCTGAAAAATGATCTACCTCGGCACAGACTACGCTCGCACGACTGACAGCAAGGTCTATCGTTTTGTCACGAAGCGGATCATCGCCACACCATTGCCGTTCTTTCACCGCAACGCGGCGTTCTGTGATGGCTCTGGGCGAGTCTGGGCAACGATCGAAGAAGGCATCTTGTATGTCTCACAAGGCTACGCTTGGAACGGGTGCAGTCCGAAGCGCAAGGTGCTAGGCGTGTGGCTCGGCACTCCAGACACGGCGACCAACGTCCACGCATCGCTAGTGCATGACGTGTTGTTTCAATTCTCGGCGACTAAGCATTTCAAACTAACGTTTGATCAGGTCAACGGGCTTTTCCGCTCACTCATGCGCAAGGATCGCTTTCCGCTTTCGGAGATGTATTACCAAGCGGTCATGGGTTTCGGCTTGGATTTTTGGCAGAAGGACAAAAGCGTGCATTCAAAATCGCTATGAGCATCATTCCTAAATCGAAGCCACAAGCAAAGGCGCAGGAAATCACCAAGTTGATTCCAAAAGACATCGCAGAAAAATATGCCGTTGTCCTTGTCGGTGTGCGCGGCTATTATCTCGACTCGATGGGGGCAGTTGGCAAGAACGACCGAGGGCTTTACGATGACGCTATGTTTTTGGTAACGCCCGACACATTCGCGAGCTTTAATGCCAACACCGACCCGAGCGCGTTTAAAACAGGTGTTTCAGTGCTGAAAAAAGGAGTGCATCTCTACCGCAAGGGCAAGCACAAGATCAACTCGCCGAACGGCTACGCAGCTTTCCGACCAGCGACAAAGGATGAAGGATTGCCAGTGACGCGAGACGGTCAAGGTGATAGCATAGGCTACGCCATAAACATCCACAAGGGCAGCAACAGCGGCACAAGCTCTCTAGGCTGTCAAACTATCCCGCCTGCGCAATGGGAGGCATTCAGAGCCATTACATACGCAGCAATGGACAAGGCAGGGCAGAAAATTATCCCCTACATTTTAACATAATGAGCCACAAACGTTTCATCGTCGCAGCAGACAACCACGGAGGCTTAGTGTCTCATTCATCAAAAAAGGTTTTGCTAGCGTTCTGCGAAACGTGGAAACCGAGTTACCGCATTCACCTGGGCGATCTATGGGACTTTTCACCCCTTCGCCGTGGTGCCAGCCAAGAGGAAAAAGCGTTTGGCATTGCCGATGACTATGTGGAAGGTCTAAACTTCCTCGACGAATACAAACCCAATTTCCTAACCTTGGGAAACCATGACGATCGGATTTACCAATACGCCACGCATTGCGCTGACGGCATGTTGCGCGAACGCTGCGAGGAGCTTGTGGTGGCATCGGAAAAAGAATTCAAACGCAGAAAAATTACCTATTGTGAGTATAAGGTCACGAAGTTTTTGCGAATGCCCGAAGGCGGTCCGAAGCTCATTCACGGCTTCCGCTCTACTCTCTACCCAGCGAAGGCGCATTACGACAACTGGGGCGAATGTTTGCACGGTCACTGCCACACGAAGGATGAGCATACAGCTCGCCACGTTGAAGGCGGCAAAGCGTTCTCGGTGGCGTGCATGGCAGACTTAGACAAACTCACTTACAGCGACAGACAGCCAGCAAAACTAGGGCATCGCAACGGCTTTCTTTACGGCATCATAAACACAAAAACGGGAGATTGGACAGCATGGCAAGTTACAAAGGAAAACGGAATTTGGATCAGTCCACAAGGGATTCTCTAAACGCGCTGGAAAAGGCTCTGGAGATGGCAACCGCATCGCCGTTGCGCGATG